GGTGATTCGAGGCCCGACTGCGGCGCAGCTACACAGCAATTCGGCGGGGGCTATGGTATGACTAAGCTCGATAGCTCCGAGCTATGGTGTAACTATCCGGTCGACAAGCCGGTGACTCAGACGGCCTTTGCCGCGATGGTCGGCATCACACAGCCCAGTGTGAGCGGCCTTCTCACGCGAGGCGTGCTGCGCTACGGTGCTCCGCTGGGCGAATGGATCATCAGCTACACGGAGCACCTGCGCCAGGTCGGAGAGGATCGCGGCGAGACCGGCGAGCTTCAGCTGGAGCGCGCCCGTTTGCTGCGCGAGCAAACCGATGCAATCGCGACCGCCAACGCGGCGAGGCGCGCGAAGTATGCGCCGACGGTGTTGATGGAAGCAATCGTTGCGAACATCGGAGCGCAGATCGCGGCCGAGCTCGATCAAGTGCTGCCTGACGTGCTTCGTCGCTTCCCACAAGTCAATGGCGCGCCGGCTGAGTTCATCCGCGAGCGCCTCAGGATCGCAAGGGAAGCGGCGGCCGGCGCGCGCTTCACCCCCGACGAGCTCGAGGCAGACCTCGGCGAGGATGGCGGCGACCTATGACGCGCCCGCAGCGCCAGGCCGAGCAGACCTCGCCCTGGGCGGCATTGGATGCGGCCTGGTCGCCAGCGCGCACGGCGACGACGCAGCGCAATCGCGTGGAGGAGTTGATCGACTTCCTCCCCACACTCGAAGGCATGGCGGACCCGATCGCCCGCGAGCTGGCCGAGGCGGTCGCCAGGTGCCTGCACGAAGGCGGCGACCTGTTCGCCCACCTGGGACTGCGTGCGCGCCGCGGCAAGCGGAACGAAGCGCCGCACAACATCGTGGCCAAGTTGCGCGCAGCGAAGGCGCCCGGCACGCTGGTCTTGAGGCAGCAAGTAGAACCTTCCGAGAGAACAGCCGGACTGGCTTCCGTCATTCGCCAACACCAGGACGAGTGATCCTGTCAACAATCGCGATTGTTCGCCGATGACGGCTGCGCGCCGACCATGGCGGCATGGACGCACCTCACAAGCCAGCCGCTCAATCTGTCTCGCTCTTCCTGCGCACCGATGGCACCTTGCTGCTGGTGCGCGGTGACCAGACGGTCGAGATCCGCCTCACTCCCTCGCAGCTCATCGACCTCGGCGTCGACGCGTTGCATGTCGGCCTGCAGCTCGATGACTCCCTGACGCTCACTGCAGCGCGCGGCGTCTTCGGAGTCGGTCAACCCGATCCCCTCACGGACTCGCCATGTCTGCAGCAGCACTGATGCGCCAGGCCAACCTGCCGCTGGCCGGCCGCTCGATGGAGCTGCGCGAGTTCGAGCGCGCCATGTCTTCCTCGGCCGATGCGCCCGCGCCGCTGGCGCGCGCCAAGCTGGTCTTCTCGGCCGGCGCCACGGTGCCGCGCTACGACTGGGAGCGCGCCCGCCCCTACCAGGAGCAGCTGGTGGTCGAAGCCGGCGCGATCCGCATGGATCGGCTCAAGCGTGGCGCCCCGCTGCTCAACAACCACAACAGCTACAGCCTCGAAGGCCAGCTCGGCGTCGTCGAGAACCCGACGATCCGCAACGGCCTGGGCGAGTGCGACGTGACCTTCTCCCGGCGCGAGTCGGTGGCCGGCTACGTGCAGGACGTGAGCGACGGCGTGATCCGCAACGTCTCCACGGGCTACATCCGCCACCGCATCGAGATGGTCCCGCCTGCCGCTGACGGCGGCGACTGGATCTACCGCGTGACGGACTGGGAACCGGTGGAGGTGAGCCTGGTCCCGATCCCCGCAGACCTCGATGCACAAGTGCGTGCAGCCGGCGCTGCGCCGGCTGACGGCGTCGACCAGCTGCGCACCTATCCCTGCGACTTCATCGAGCTGCCGCGCGAAACAGCGGCGGCACCCACAACCTCCACCCGAGGATTCAACATGCAGCAAGCACAAACCCAACAGCAACAGACCACGGTGCAGCCCGACGCGGTGCGCACCCTGGTGCAACGGCACGGCCTGCCCGAGGCCTTCGGCACCGATCTCATCACGCGCGGCCTGGACGAGTCCGCGGTCAATCGCGCCGTGCTCGAGGAGCTGTCGCGGCGCGACCTGGCCGCCGGCGGCCATCGCAACATCATTCCCGGCACCGGCACGGCCGACCCGCGCGGCTACATGCGCACGGGTGACGTGACGATCGAGCGTCGGCACGAGCAGATGGCCGAGGCGCTGGCCGAGCGCATGCGCGGCCCGCGCGCTGCCGACGACAACCTGTACCGCAACGTCGACGCGCCCGACATGGCCCGCGAGTGCCTGGAGATGCGCGGGATCGCCACCACGGGCATGTCGCGTGCGCAGGTGGTCGAGCGCGCCCTGCACGCCACGAGCGATTTCCCGAACCTGCTGAACGCCGCCGGCCAGCGCTCGCTGCGCCAGGCCTACACCTCGTATGCCGGCGGCATCAAGCGTGCCTGCCGCGCCTCGACGGCGACGAACTTCCGCGCCAAGCAGCGCCTGATGCTGGGCGAGGCCCCGGCGCTGCTGCAGACGAACGAGCACGGCGAGTTCAAGTACGGCTCGACGGCGGAGACGGTCGAGAGCTACTCGCTGAAGACCTTCGGCCGGATCTTCGGCTTGACCCGCCAGGCGATCATCAACAACGACCTGGATGCGTTCGGCGACATGACCGCGCGCATGGGCCGCGCGGCCGTCGAGTTCGAGAACCAGGCGTTGGTCGACCTGCTGGCCAGCAACCCGGCGATGAGCGACACGCTGGCGGTGTTCCACGCAACGCATGCGAACCTGGGCACGGGTGCACCGAGCGCGCTGAGCGAGACCTCGCTCAACACGGCGCGCACGGCCATGAGGCTGCAAAAGGGCATCGATGGTGTGACGCCGATCGATGCCACGCCGACCTGGCTGATCGTGCCGGCCGCGCTGGAGACGGCTGCGCAGAAGCTGCTGGCGCAGCTGTACCCGGCGCAGTCCGCGAACGTGAACCCGTTCGCCGGCAAGCTGGAGCTGATCGTCGACCCGCGCCTCGATGCGAAGTCGGCGACGGCCTGGTACCTGGCAGCCGACTCCGCTGCGATCGACACGATCGAGTACAGCCACCTCGATACCACGAACGGCGGCCCGGAGATGTTCGTGCAGGAGGGCTTCAAGGTCGACGGCGTCGAGATGAAGGTCCGCTTGGACTTCGGCTCCGGCGTGCTGGACTTCCGCGGCCTGTACAAGGCCAACGGGGTGTAAAGGTCCATTCGAGTGCGACTCGGGGCGCGCGTCAGGAGCTGGTCATAGCTCGCGCCCTCGGTATTGGTCTGGTCGACGGCCGCGCACGACCCATGACTGGCACCCTCCTCGCCGCGCACGGCGAGAGTCCAGCGAGGGGCGCTGCACGGAGAAAGACCGGCAGCGCCGAGACTGGGCCTTCTCATTGATGCCGGAGGCCACGTGAACACACCTTCCACCACTCCGCCCTGGTGGCCTGTTCGCTACCCTTCAGCGGCGCCTGCCGGCCCTGAGTGGGCCAGCTTCGAGGTGTCCTTTGTGCCCAAGACGGCGGCCGAGATCGAGGCGCTGATGCGCACGGCATTGGCCCACAAGCTGACGGATGCGCAGCTGGTGATTCGAGCCGTCGAGGCCTGGCGGGGCAAGCTGGCAGATGGGTGCGCAGCAGGTTCGCCGCCGGTCCCGTTCAGCGCCATGGCGCTGCAGCTCGCGTGCGTCATCGAGCCCTGCTTCGTGGCAGGCGTCATGCGCGCATTCATGGAGTACGCGGCGCAGGTGTTGCCGCGTCAGACCAAGGCCGCTGCACGCCCGCTGGCGCGAGTCAACCAACTGGAGTCCCGCAGTGCTCAATCTCGATGACCTGACCTACAAGATCCGGCTGGATGACTCCGAGGTCGAGCGCGTCGCAGCACGCACCACGCAGCAGATGCAGCGCCTGGGCACCGCGGTGGCGCCTGCGCGGCAGGAGTTCGCGCAGCTCAGCACGAACACCAAGTTGACGCGCCAGGAGATGCTGGCGCTCAACTACACGCTGAGCGACGTGGC